TTATTCAAAATGTGCGGGCGCCAGCGCTCTGATATAGGCCTGACAAGCCTGCAAGGCAATCAGTCCGCGGTCGCCTTCGCCGGTGATGGCGACAATTCGTCGAGCATGCGCCGGGTCAAGTCGGGCGCGTACGGCTGCATGATCCACGCCGCCGGCGCCGGAGGTGGCTGGCACACCGCAGCCTTGGGCAGCGTCGCCTGCGTCGATGAGGACTGACAGGCGCAGATCAGCAGTGGCAAGACGATCACGCAAGCGATCCTGATCACGTTGGGCATCGTTCAGTGCTCGGTAATGGGTTTGTTCACTGGCCGTGAGTCGTTGCTCCAGGGCCAGACGCTTGTCCTGCTCGGCCTGTTGCGCGGTGGCGGCGGCCGAAGTCAGTTGATTGAGGGTTTCGGCGTGAAGCCGGGCCTGCTCCGCCAGATGCCCTTCGTAGCGCCAGTCCTGAACCTGCCAGGCCAGCGCCGCCGAACCTGCGGCCAGCAGCATCAGACCGATCAGCCGCCAGACGCTCAGACCGAAGGCAGGCATAACACCGCCCTCGCCCGCCCCCAGAGTTCCAGGCGATCCTGCAAACCGTTCAACCCTCCGTTGATCCGCCGGGTAATGCTGTTGAACTGATCCTGATCCGCCAGCGCGTTCAAACCGTTCTGCGCCCAGAACCACGCGGCGGACTCGGCCGCCCATTGCGGTTGTTCCAGCAGTTCCGGCAGCGCCAGCAAGCGCTCGTCACCGAACAGCCCGAGGCTGCACTGGCGATAGTTGGCGCGGCCGGTGATCTGGATCAGCCCGCGCCCGCGATACTTCTGCCCGTCGCCATCGGCCTCGGGCGTGTTGCCCAATCGCAACGCCAGCGTACCGGTGTCGTACTTGCTCAGGTATTGGTTGTTGCCCAGTTCACGCACGTACTGCAATTGCCCCGATTCGTGTCCGATCTGGGCGAGAAACGCGGCAATACGCTTGGGCGTGTCGATGCGATGGCGCGCCATCGCATCGTTGAGCGGTGAAACAAAAACGCCCGCTTGGCGGCGGGCGTTGGGCATGATGTTGAGTAGGTTGTCTTCAGTGATTTGCATAATGCTCGGTCCTCCCTGGATGCGCCGATTGAATCACGGATGGCGACCAAAGCTGATCAGCCATTGTTTACCTCAGTTTTCAGCGTGCTGTCCGGGGACACCTGGATCATTCGCTTGAACAACCCCAGCATGCCTTGATTGGCCGTCAGCCTCTCTAGCGGCGGGTCCAGTGGCAGTACCTGTCCTCCGGACACCAGCCACTCCTGGTACTCGAGCCAGTCCCGATTAACGGGATCCTGTGGAATAAACGCTGAATCACTCAGGCGCAGAACGCCATACGATGTGAGCTGATAACTCATGGACTTGTCCCCTAGATTTCCGCGTCCGCGGTCCAATCGACCTGCAATGCCTGCCCGGGAAAGCTGCCTACGGGCGTCACGGTGGCAAGCGCAAACCCTCGCTCGCTCACACTTTGCAGGATGGTTCCTGTGCAGGCCTTCGCAAGCGATGAATGCCAGACTTGATTGCTCGCCTCACCAGGGCAATACGTCACGACCGTTGGCTGAACTCGCTTGGGCACCTGCATATCGATGCACATTCCATATTGGCCGGAATTGGCTGCCGCTACTTGGGAAAAGGTGGCGATACAGGTTCCTGGACCGTTGTTCGAACGGATCGGCAAACGGTTTACAAAAGATTTTTCGAAATAGCGCTGACAGAGAGTCAACTCTTCCGCCGCTGGACGGTATTCAAACGGTGTTGCAACCGGCCCCTCCTCCAATTGCATCTGTGCCAGATCGACGGTCTGCAACACGTTGAGCGGCAGATCGAACGACAAGGTCAGGCAGTCATTCACGCCCAGCATTTTCCCGGCGATGGTTGGCACCTGAAACGTTGCGCTGTATTTCTTCCACGACGTACTCAGTTGAAAGACGTCGACAACCTTCACCACACCCTCCGAACCGCCCGTTCCGAACTGCTGAGCAATCGTGACGCGCAAAGGACGCGTCGCATCGGATCGCGCCCAGAAGCTGACCGTAGCCGTTCGCCCGGCCAGAGTCCTCACCGATTCAATGCTCTGGGCGACTTTATGCACCGTTGCTCCCGTGCCTGCGGTGGCCTGCTGCCAGCGCAGGAAATAAGCGGGTTCACCCACGACTTCCGTTTGACCGAGGGGAAAATCCTGGCGCGAAATGCTGACACCTGCGTTGCCGTTCCAGTCGCACCGGAAACGATCCGCTACATACCCACCGATGTTCGGCGCCTGATTGGTCGTGCCGCGTTGCCAGATATTGAATCCGCCATTGATCAACAGATTCTTGCGATACACCTGCACAGGAAACTGCTGCAGCGGATCGGGCTTGGCCAGTTGCCGAATGGCCTGTGCCAGTTGATCGGTCTGCTCCTCATCCGGCGTCAGGCCGGCGGCCGTGATCGCGTTGAGAATCTCCTGCGTCACACTGTTGCCCCAACTGGCCGGGATCAACGATCCCGGTTTTCCGGCAATCGGGTCTTCATCGACGAACTTGCCATTCTCCAGGCCTGAGCCGGGAACGCTTTTCGGATAATCCACTTTGATTCCTCATTGATCGGGTCAACGGTTCAGCCGTTCGACCGCAGCAAGCCTTCAAGCCAGTCGGGCTCTACAGGGCGAGCCTGGGCATCCGGAAATTCCGGATCATTGGGCCAGTCGCGCAGTGCCTGTCGATAGGCAAGAAGCTGTTTGAATTCTTCGGTACGCAGCGTCGTGCCCTCGCCGACTTCCAGTTCTTCAGCGTCACGCCACACCAGCCATTGAGTGTCTTGCAGGACGTTGTCGCGCCACGCGCGCTCCCGGGAAGCCAGTGCCTGCGGGGAGATGACCGGGTCGTTCAATACGGGCTGACCGCTGGCACTGGCGCTGATGACCTTGCCGCTTGCCTGCCCGGCAAACAGTTCGGCGTATTGGGCGCGGGTGATTTCCACGGCGCCTTCAGGTGGTTCCGGATAGGGGCTGTCGACCAGTTCAAAGCCGCGTGTCTGTGCATGAAAATAAATAGCCATGGTTATCGTCCCCAAACCAATATGCGCCCCGAGATTCCAGGTTCAGCCTTCACACTCGACGCCAGGACATTGCGAACCCTGGCAACAACCGTCGATGTCGTGGAGTTGGCCCCGTCGAATGCCCAGACAGTGACGTTGGAACTGCCCCAGCCTGCCGGATAACCCTCATTGGCGATCCCGCCGAGGACAGCATTGGGAAACATCATCGGCAACGACACCGTCATGACTCCATTCGCATCGGAGCCCCCGGTCACCCACTGCACGATCAAGCCGCTGGGAAGTTTCTGATATCCGGCCGTGGCGAACTGCGACGCATAGAGCGCCGAATACTTCAACGCTGCGGTGCCGTAAACGACCCAGACACCCGACTCCCGGACGAAGGTTGCGCTCTCGCCCGCGTTCATCGTGATCGAACCCAGATAGGCCCCCTGGGGGCTGATCTGCGTACCGGTTTTACTGGCAACCGTGACCGCTGCGCTGTTTCGGCAATGCAGGCTGATCGTCGCGCCGCTGGGCACTGCAGTGGCGTCCGGCAAGGTCACGGTGTACGCAGCGTTACCGCCCATCCCGATCGAGCAGCCGATATCGGCCAGGGTCAGTTGGGTCGAGCCGGAGATGCCGCGAGCGCTGGCGTAGTTGCCCAGCGCCCGCTGGACAAACTCGGCCGTTGCAGCCGATCGGCTGACATCGAATTGCGCAGCCGTCGTGAACAACCCCGGACTGCGCAGTGCGTCGAGCAGTTGATGAGTGTTCGCCTCGTTGGGCGTCATGCCGGCGGCCTGTACGACACTGAGAATTTCCTGCGTGACGCCGTTGCCCCAAGCGGCAGGAATCAGCGAGCCGGGTTTTCCGGCGACGGGATCCTCATCGACAAATTGCCCGTTCACCAGCCCGACGCTGGGTACGCTTTTGGGATAGTCCAAGATTCATCTCCTTATCAATCGGTGGTGACGGGGCCTGGCAGCGAAGGCCAGGTGATTTCCCGGGGGAAGCCTGTCTGCTTGTCGATGCGATTGAGCTCCACGCTGTAGAGCTTCCATTCGAGCAACTGCATCTGTTCTTCGTGAGTGGCATCGCCGATGTCCTCGGCGTATTGCAGGGGGGCGATGCGCAGGACGGCTTCGCGCAGCAGCGTGTCGCGCTGCTCCAGCATCTGCTGGCTGATGCTGAGCAAACGGGCCTGCTCATCCAGTTGCCAGGCGTCGCCGCGCCACACATGGAATTCCCCAGGCCAGGGCTGCGTTGTGAGGGTATCGGGCAACTCCCCCAACTCACTCCAGATCTGCTGCCCGCCACCGTCCTTGCGGAAAACCGGACCGCGCCGGTCTATAACCTCTCGCGGAACACCGTTGATCAAGGCCCAGATACGACCGGCTTCAGGCGCGGGCAGCTCGAAGGACAACTCCACCGCATTGCCGGGCAGTTGAATACCGATGCCCGGGGTCACAAAAAACTCGACAGGCCCGGACAAGGCGCCCGAGCCGTCAAACAGATAATTGAACATAGGCACCTCAGATGAGCTTGATACGGCCGGGATAGGCGATGTTGCGAGGGCGCGACTTGAACGCCAGCAGCAGGGCGTTGGCGGCATCCCGCTGATAACTCGTACCGGCAGGGAAGACCGGGCCACCGTTGTACAGCCCGGACACGTATTGCGGTTCTTCACGAGTATCGGCACCAAAACTCGTCAGGCTGTCCGACCACCACGCGCCGACCGCTCCGGCACCATTGGCGCCCATGGCATACGAATGCGTCGAGCCCACCTGAAAAGAACCCATCGCACGTGCCGCATCCACGCCCCGCCCCTCGTCCAGCACTCGCAGAAACTCGCCACGCCCTTCAGGGCCACGAAAGGTTGCTGCACCGTCACCCGACGTCCATTTACCTTCGTTGCCCGCACGAGCGGCTTCGGTACCCAACATTCCGGATAGCTGCGCGTGGTCCCACAACCAGGGCCACTCGGCACGCTTCATGACTGTACCGTTGAGCGCACCGTAGCCACCGGGACTGAGCAGGATGGTCGTTTCAAAAAACGGCCGGCCGAGTGGAGTGTTGTCGAACCGGCCGACTGGCCACCAGCTACCCGCAGCATCGCTGCGCAACTGCCACCAGTCCCCGCCGCCCATCAACACCAGAAACGGATAACCGCTGGGTGACAGGTGCGTGTGAAAACGAATGCGGTCGGAACCTGACGCCTGAACGATCAGACGGTTGCCGCTGTTATCCATGCGCCGAACAATCACATCGCGCACACCCAGCGCCGCGCTTGCCGGCGGCAACGTCACCGTCACGGCACTGGATCCGCCATCGATCAGCACCAGGCCCAGCTCCGGGTCGGTCAGCGCCTTGGAAGCCGTCAGCCGTGTCACCACTGAGCGCATAGGACTGGCATTGCCGACAATCGATTGAATGGCTCTGAGCAACTGACCGGTATCGGCTTCGGCGGCTGTCAGCCCGGCGCCGGTAATCACGTTGAGAATTTCTTGTGTAACGCTGTTACCCCACACCGCCGGTATCAATGAACCCGGCGTTCCCGCCACCGGGTTTTCATCGACGAACCGGCCATCGACCAGGCCGACGCTGGGGACGCTTTTTGGGTAGTCCATTGGTGCTCGTTCCTCTGTAATGACAAATGAAACGTAGCCGCGCGCAAGCTTTTGCTACGACGCCGACGTTTCTGTTCCTGAAAATAAAAAGCCCACACGAAGTGGGCTTGGGTAACCCGAACTGTGCTTACGAGGTCGGGTTGGCGGTCAGTTCACGAATGGCCTGCAGCGCCTCATCGGCGGCAGCTCGGGCCTGATCCATCTGGCTCTTGCTCGCAAACGCACGGATCCGGGTCTTGGCTTTCAGGCGCAAGGTGCGCAGGGTCAGCAGGCTGTCGCTGAGCTGGGCGGCCTTGTCGAGAATCTGCTCGGCCGACTGCTTTGCCGAACGGCCCTTGGCGATCCAGGCAGCGACGGACAGCGGCACTTCCTTTTTTGGATAACCGGCGTCTTGAAAGGCTTGAGCGTCAACAGCCGCCTGGGCGTATTCCAGCGCTTTGAGCGGGTCGCCGGCCAAAGTCGTGCGCGCACTGTCGGCGGCGGCATCGACCCGGTCGCACAGGCGTTCGGTTTCCTGCTGTTCCAGTAACGCGGCTTTGTCAGCGCTGGCATGCCATTGCTCACCGTCCCAGTCATGGGCGGCAGAAGGTGGTACCGGACGCAAGCCGTCTTCGAATTGATGCAGTTCCTGAATGATGTTCATCGGATCAACTCCCAAGACAAATGCACATTCACGGCCGCCGTGAAATTGACTGCGATGCCGTTCGAATAATCGGTTTGAGAAAAGCTTTTGATCCCCATCCCGAATAGCAATTCGTCACTGACGGCATTCCCTGCGTTCCAGGTGTGCTCGGCTTGGTACACCTGCCACAGCGAACGCAGTTCCGAGTGATCGAAACCGGCCGTCAACGTTGAAAGCGTGGTGTCGTTGACGACGTTACTGGTGAAGATTCCCACCGATGCGCCTGCCGTTCCCCAGCCGTCCCAATTATTGGACGTACCGATAGTCGGATTGAGGAAACAGTAATTCCCTCCCAGCCAGCCGCCCGGTGCAAACGACACACCAGTGATAGCCGTCGGGTGCGGGGTCGGATTCCCGACCACCAGACGTGCTGTTCGAGCATGAGGGTCGAGCGGCAGATAGACCACGCCATTGCCATTGACCACCTGAGTCCAGGACAACCGGTTACGGTTGTAGATCTGCCGGACAATCGGCACGGATCCCGGACCCGCCGTGACGACCCAGGCGAGACAAATATCCAGCGGTGTCGACTGGAAACCACCACCTGCCGCCCCATTGACCGTCCCCTTCAAGCTATCGGGGCTGGCGTCATAAATCGTCCCGCGCTGCATGTAAAACGTCAGCGCACCACCCACCACCTGCGCCCGCAGAAAGTAACCCGAGCTCGGCAGCAGATCGGCGCTGCTCCAGGCCTGAGTGGTGAACGTTCGCGAACGTCCCAGCTGCCCCGCCACCACTTCCTGACCGATGCTGACGTAAACACCCGCCGGCACCGAAACTCGCCCGCCACTGGTCGATGCGGCTGCCGGTGTGATCGGCATCCGGGCATCCGACGTGGCCACGGTCGGCAATGGCAATGCTGCCAGCGGCAACGCCAGATCCTGATTCCAGCCTTTGGCCGTCACCGTCTGAATCGCCTGCAACAACTGATCGTATTTCTTCTCGTCCGGGGTAAGATCCCCGGCCTTGATCACGCTGAGAATTTCCTGCGTGACACTGTTGCCCCAGTCAGCGGGGATCAACGACCCCGGCGTCCCGGTCAGCGGGTTCTCATCGATAAATTTCCCGTTCACCAGACCGGCGCTGGGGACACTCTTCGGATAATCCATTGCGTTATTCCCTAGTCATAGTTGATATGCACCTTCGTATGCGCCGGTGCTGCCCGATGAATCAGGCATTCCAGCGCCGAGCCCGGATTCACGCCAAAGCGTTCGCCCCAGTAACTCGCGCCATAACGCCGGCCGAGCAAAAGTCGGCCGCCGGTATTGAGCGTCCACATGAATTGCGCTTCCCAGGTGCCCCAGTGCGCCGCGCCGAAACGCGAACGGCCCATGCGCGGGGCTTCGAGTTCGGTGATGGTGGCGTTGGGGTAACCCTGGCTTTTGGCGATTTCCAGGTAGTAACCGACAGCCTGGCTGCCGACCGCCAGCAAGCGGCGGCGCACGGCGAGGCGACGGTCGTCGAACAGCGGCGTAGCGCCGAGGCACGGGTCGGGCAGGTTCATTACCTGTTCCCAGTCCGGCACCAGTTCGCTGACGCCGGCCGGGTCCATCTCGTTGAGCAGATCGGCGGCACGGGCATCGAGGCGCGCCAGTTCGACGGCGACGCCTTGCAGCACTTCCTCGAGTTCCGGCACGCGCTCCGGATCCCATGCCGGACCGCTCGGCAGCAAGGCGCGCAGTTGCGCCTGGTATTGCGCGGCGGTTCTTATGGCAGCCATACGCAACCCCCGAAGGTCAGCAGTTCGCTGTCACCCGCGGCCACGTTCGCCACCGGGGCCGAGAGGACATGGTCGGTCTCACCTGCCGCGCTGCTGATCGCTTCGCGGATATGGCTGATCAACAGATCCGCGCCCAGATCGGCTTCGCGGTTGTGCAGATCGCGCAACTGGGTTTCGACAGCCGCGCGCACGGCGGTGGTGTCGGGGGTCAGCTTCAGTTGATAGGTCACCGGCTTCTGCACCGGCGGGCGTACATGCACTTCGGCAGTCACCGGGCGCAACGGCTCGATGTAGGCCTGCACTTCGGCCAGTTGATCGGCATTGGGCACCGGTTGCGGATCGTCGTCGCGCATGATGTACACGCCGACGGTGCCCGGCCCGAGGAAGCCGCCACGGCACCAGGCGCGGGTCACGCCCGGCACTTCCAGCGCCCAGGTCTCATAGTCGCTGGCCGAACCGCCGTGGGGGATCACGCGATAGGAACGAATGACCCGCGAGCGCAACGACTCCAGGCTTTCTCGCGCCACGCCGCCGTTCAGTCCGGGCGCCAGCACCACGAAACTGTTGCCGACCACGCCGGCGATCGGCTGTACCGGCGTCAGTGCCAGCCCGGCTTCGGCGTTGCCCAGGCTGCCGGCCTCCAGCGCGGCGATGCTGGTCGTGTTGACGCCATTGACGGTGGTGCGGGTGGCGGAGACCTTGAATGTGCGGCCATCACCCGCCTGCAGCAACGTATCAGCATCCAGCACTGCGCCCGCCGTCGCGTTGAAGCTGACGTTGCCGGTGGCGACCTGGGCCGGTTTGCGCGGCTGGTTCAGGCGCAGCGCGGCGATGCGTTCCAGGGTCGATTCATCGGCGGTGTCGGGCAGGATCTGCTCGGCAATCCAGTCGAGGTAGCCGTACAGGCCATAAGCGGCGCCGCCGAGTGTGCGGGCCAGGACTTGCGCATCGGACTGGCGCAGCGAATCGCCGGCCAGGTCGCTTTGGGTGCGCTTGATCAGCACCGGCAGCGAAGGGGTTTCAAACGGCATAGATCACCTGCCAACTGTTATCGGGGTTGATGTCCAGGCGCTCGCCGTCGGCCAGGGTCAGGACCGTGCGCAGGTTCAGGCGCTGGGCGTCGAGGCGTTCGCTGATGATGTCGATGGCGCTGCAATGGCCGTCGTCGATCAGCCACTGCAAGGCTTCGCGGGCATAGAACTCGGCGTCCATCTGGGTCTGGCGGGTCAGCTTGACCCGGCGCAACAGCCACAGCCGTGAGCCGATGCGATCGTCGGCCACCGTGGGAAAGGTGTCGCCCCACCAGCCGAAGCGCTCCTCGTCGTCGAGGGCATCGTCGTCGGCGGCGCGGCGCCAGGTGAACAGGCTGATCAGCACCGCACGGGTCAGCGCGGCGTGGAGGTTCTGACTGAACAGCATCACTGACCTCCCGCCGGCGCGCCGGTCTGGCCACTGCCCGCCTGCACGCCAACGTGCACGTGCTTGATCTGGCTGATGCCGCCGGCCACTTGATCGCCCTTGGAAACGATCTTGCCGGTCTGGTTGATCACCGGCGTCTCGAAGTTCACGGCGGTGCTGGCGCGGATATTGAGCGTGGCGGTTTCGATGTCGATGATCCGCCCGCGCTTGAAGTGAATCTTGTCGCCCTCGTCGGTGTAGATCGCCACCTCGCCGGCCGCCAGCGATTGCAGGCGGTAACGGCGGTCGGCGACCACCAGAGCGATGGCGTGGGAACGGTCGCCGCCGAGAAACGTGACGACGCCTTCGGCACCGGCCAGCGGATGGCTGGTGAAGCCGTAGGGCTCGAAGTGCTCCATGTCGTCGTTCACTTCACCGGCGGTGAGGCGCATTTGCAGCGATTGCAGCTTGGATGCCGAATTGGCGAGCACGACAGTGCCGCGCGCCAGCAGGCGTGTCAGTAGGCTCATAGGGTTTCCTTGGAGGGAGGTGCCGGCTCAGGCTTTTTTCGGTGGGGTCGGATTGGCGTCGAAGGTATGCGGCGGCGCCACTTGTAGCGTGGTCACCGAGCCTTGTGCCGACAGCGAGTACGTCACCTTGGAGATCAGCATGTCGCCATCGAAACCGAGCACCGGATCCTTGACCTTCACCAGCGTGTTGTGGCGCCACAGATCGCCGTTGGACTGGCGCCAGCCCTGCACCTGATAAGTGGTGGTCAGCGCCCGGCCCATGCGCGTGGCGCTTTCCCACTGGGCCCGTTGCTGGGCCAGTTCGAACGTCAGTTGCGAGCCTTCGTTGATGATCGTGGTGCGCCGACGCTTGAAGCTCAGGTCGGTGGCGCTGGATTCAACCTCGCTGACCGCCGCCCCGCTCTTCTTGTCGTTGCCCTTTTGCTGGCCGATCACCTTGTATTCGGAGAACACCTGGCTGTGATCCATCGGCGCATTGGCCGAGAGAATGTTCTTGCCCAGCTCCAGCGCATCACTGGCGCGGCCGCCGCTGCCCGGTTTGGCCAGCACCAGCCGGCCCTCGGCGTCATCGGTGGAAAACACCCGGTACAGCGAGAGCAGACGGTCGATCGACTGAAACACGGTTTCACCCGGAACGATGGTGTGTTTGCTCAGGCGTGCGGTCTCGGGAATCTCGTTGACCACAAACTGCGAGTATTCCCCGGCCAGGGCCTGGACGATGTTCAACAGCGGCTGCTCCTGCCATTGGCCGGGAATGTTTCGCGCCGCACAGTCGACCAGATCCTGGGTCTTGGAACTGCCTTCGATGCTCAGGCTGATCTGCCGCCCGTCATAGCTGATCGGGGCCTTGAACACATAACCGGTGAGCACCAGATCCTGGCCGATCCGCACTTCGCACGGGTCGCCGGCCTTGATCCGCTGATCCACGGTCTGCCCCGGCCATTGCCAGGTGATGTCGAGTTTGAAGGTGCGGAACTGACGCTCCAGGTCCGCGGTGATCTGCACGCTTTTCCAGCCGCCGTACTCCATGTTGTTGACGGTCAGCGTGACGCGGTTGTCAGTCTCGTTCATGGCTCACTCCCGGGAAACCTTGACTTCGTTGGGTGAGTACCCCGGATGAGACAGACCGTTGCGCTGAATGACCTCGGTCACCCGGGTGGCGTCGCCAAACTGTTTGTAGGCCACGACCACTGCCGGAAAGGTTTCCTGGAACGTTTTGCTGACCAGTCGCACACCGGACGAAGCCACTGCCTTGAGGTGCGCGATCAGCGCCTCCTTCACATCGGCGATGGCTTGATAGTGCGCGGGGTCGGCCTTGTCCTGGGCCTTTTGCAGCGCGTCGCTCAACTCTTTTTGCAGGGCTTGCAGATCGTCGGTGACCGGAACTTCCTGACGGCTGACCGGCTGCTTCGATTGCTGATCCAGCGAAGGTGTCGAGTTGAGTTTCACCGGCGTCGACGCCACCGGCATCGAGGCCACCCACTGCGCCACTTTGACGATCAGCGTGTCCTGCACCAGATTGGCCATCGCTTGCGCGGCGGCGTTGGTGTCCTTGCCGGTGGTGATTTTCGGCGCATCGGCCTTGCGGATGGCTTCGATCTGTTGGGACACGTCGGCAATCACGCCACGGTAGCCCTCCTTCGCGAATGCCTTCAGCTCCTTGATATCGCCGAGCAACCCCTTGAACTCCGCCGCCACTTCCTTGGGCAGTTCCTTGACGGCCCTGACCAGTTCGGTGATCTGCTTGTACTGCGCGATCAGCGGCTTGAGCTGCTCCTTGATCACGTCGTACACACCGGTGAGGCTGTTGCGCAGATTGGCGATGCCGATCCGCGCGGCCTTGATCAGGGTCATCGCCTGTTCGAAGCGCGCCACCGCCGAGCCGAGCAAACCGTCGGCCTTGGCCAGCAGCACTTTCTGCGTGCTGACCGTCGCCGTCGGAAACGGCAGCGGCCGGTCGGGGTAGAACTTCAGGCTGAACGTCACCATCCCGCCGTCCTGGCGGGTGTGAGTCATGTCGCACTCACCGACCTTGACCTGCAAGCGCCCCAACCACGGATGCACCAGTTCGCCGCTGCCCTGTTCCAGCGCCTGGAGCAGCTTGTCGCGCTGTTCCAGGCAATTGGCGCCGATGATGAACGCCGTCAGGTCGTGGGTCTTGGCCTGCTGGCCAAGGTCCTCGAAGAACGGCAGATCCCGTTGCGGATACTCGTGCAACTGCCCCTTGCGACCGACCGGGGTTTTCGCCTGATCGATCCAGAAACCGACACCGCGAAAGGATGCCGGCAACAAACGGTCACGCCAGTTCATTGGAACCTCCCATGGACAGCGAGCGATAGCCGATGCGCGAACTGAGCGCCAGCCCCGGCTGATTGGTTTGCGGTTGATCGGTGCGCAGCCCCGCCGGCGCATTTTCGAAGCGCACCGTCAGGCCGCCTTCGAGTTGCGTGCGGTTGTTGGCGGCGCTTTGCTGGATCAGGGCGCCAGAGGATTGCGGCAACGAACCGCCTTGCAACGCACCGCCACCCTCGGTTTTCGCACTGGCACCGAAGAAGGCCGGCGCCAGTTCGCCCTTGCCTTCGGCATTGGTCTGGCGCTGCGCTTCGGTCAGGGTTTCGACCTTACCGGTGACCTTGGCGATCAGCCCGGCGAAGCCACCGTCGAACAACTCCTTGATTGGCGCGATGACGGTTTGCAGCTTTTGCCACAACTCGCCGAACCATTCGGTGATCGGTCCCCAGTTCTTGATGATCTGCCCCAACGGTGTCCATTCGAACATGTTGTGCAGGAACTCCAGCACCGGTGCGGCCAACGCCTGTACAACGCCCCACAGCGCCGAAAACACTTCGCTGATCGGCTGCCAGTACTGCGCGATCTGCTCCAGCGGCGACCATTCGAACAGGCTCTGGAAGAAGCTTTTGACCTGCTGTGCCGACGCTTGCAGCGTGGCCCAGAGCGGTTCGAAGAACGTCACGATGGCGCCCCAGTTGTTGACGATCATCCCCAATGGGGAATAGTCGAACAGGCTGCCGAAGAAGTCCTTGATGGCTTGCGCCGCCGGCTGCAGCGCGGCCCAGATCGAAGCGAAGAAACCGCTGATCGCGCCCCAGTTGTTGATGATCATGCCCAGTGGCGTCCAGTCGAACAGCCCCTTGAGGAATGACATCACCGGCACACTCAAGGCCTTGAGCAATTCCCAGATCGCCGAAAACAGACCGGTCAACGGCCCCCAGTTTTCCAGGATCATGCCTGCGGGCGACCACGAGAAAACCGACTTGAAGAAGTCGATCACCGGCGCGGTCACAGCTTTGACCTTGTCCCAGATTCCGGAGAAGAAAGCCGTGACCGGTTCCCACAGCGCCGCCAGTGCCTCCAGCGGCCGCCAGTCGAGCACCGAGCGCAACGTCGCCATTGCACTGGCTCCGGCGTTTTTCACGCCCTCCCACAATCCGCTGAAGAACGCGGAAATCGGTGTCCAGTTGGCCACGATCAGACCGGCCGCCACGGCAATGCCCATGGCGATCAGCATGATCGGATTGGTCTTGAGCACCATGCTCATGACGTCCATCACCTGAGTCATACCGGTGACGGCGGTCTGCATGGCGGAAAACGCAATCGCCCCCGCTGCCAGGCCTTCGACCAGTTTCGGGTTGTCGGCCAGCAGGCTGCCGACCTGGGTCAGCATCGGCTCCAGCCCGACCACCAATGCGCCCACCGCCGGCACCAGTGCGGCGTCCACCGCAGCGGACACCTTCTCCATGGATGCGCTGAACACGTTCATGTTCTGCGCGGCGGCTTTCGGTGTTTCCGGCAGGTCGACGGTTTTCGCCGTCTCGCTGACCTCGGCAAGCTTGCCCTGAAACGCCGCAGCCGATTTGATGCCGTCCACGAACGGCGTAATCACGCTGCCGCCCTTGAACAGGCCGCTGATGTCCAGTTTGCCGAGGCCGGTCTGTTCGAGGTTTTTCTTGAAGTCATCGACCTTCACTCGCAGGGCGCCGAGTTTGGGTGACAGTTCGTCGATGCCGGTAAGCAGCACCGACGCTTTAGCTTTGGTTTCTTCTGCCATCACTGCACCTGCTGCATCGCATTGATCCGTTGCGCGTGCTCCAGCGATTCGCGAAGCACATCCAGTGGCCTGGCCATCATCTGTTCGGGGTCAACCTTCCAGAACCAGGCCAGGTCATAGGCGACCGAAATCAGGTCGGTGATGGCTCCGACGCCGCACTCATGAAAAAACTCGCAACGGCCCAGCTCAGCGCATTGAGGTCAGCCAGGTCCAGCTGGTTGACCGACGACGGCGGAATGCCGGCGCACACGGCGATGTATTTGGCCGCCACGTCCATGTCGAGGCTGACCTCTTCGCTTTTGTCGATCTTGTACGGCAGCGCCTTGATCGCTCGCACTTCCTGCACCGTTGGACGGCGCAGGACGAGTTCGGTCAGGGGCTCGCCGTGAGCTTCGATCGCAACCTGAAGCTTCACGGCGCCGCTCATTGCCAGGTCCCCTTGATGCCTTCGAATTTCAGTTCGATGGTGGCGTCATCGCCTTTGGAGACTGGCTCTTCGACCAGGTAGGCACCGGCCAGTACGTAGACTTTGCCGTTGCTGAATTCGCAGGTGACGGTGATGTCGGTGCCTTCGATCAGCTTCTTCAGCGGGAAGTCGGCGGTGTGCAGCGCGGTCACCTTGAACGATGGCGCGATGTCGGTTTCCTTGTAGAAGCCCGGCACGACGGTTTCGCGTTTGACGGCCATCAGCGGGGCTTCGCAGCCACCGTTGATAGTCAGTTGTGCACCGTCGACCTTGACGTAGCAGGTGCCTGCAATCAGTTGACCCATGGTGTTACTCCCTTCAAATAAAAAGCCCACGCGAGGTGGGCTGAAATCACAGTGTCAGACGCGCCGATCAGGCGACGTCGTCGTACTGCAGGCGGAACTGGTTGAGCAGTGCGAACACGCGCAGACCGTTGATGTAATCCGGCGGGAACAGCACGTTCACGCGGCTCGGGTCCTGCACGTCGCGCTCGACGATCAGGTGCTCGGCGAACAGCTCGGCGTTTTCCACGTGGCCTTCGAGTTCGAGCTTGGCGTACTGGGCGATCAGCTCGCCGCGAATGGTCGCCGGGGTGACGATCGGCTGGCCGGCGCCGAAACGGGTGCCGTCGGAAGCCAGTTTGTGGCGACCGTACTTGCTGGTGATCACGCTTTGCAGACGACGCACGATGAACGCCGACTGGTGCATGGTTTCGCTGTCCAGGTACGAGTTGTCAGCCTGGCCGTAAGCGTTCTTCTGGTAGGTGGTGATCGAGCGCTGGATGCGCACGTAGCCGCCTTCGTAGTACGCGGTGGCGATGCCGTAGTTGAGCAGCGACTGACGCTCGGTCAGGGTGAAGCGCTCGCTCGCTGGCGCCGGATCGACGCCCGGCAGACTGCCACTCTGGGTCGGACGGCTGGCGTCGGCGGAGATGAACACCGCCGTGCGTGCGGCCAGTGCTGCGGCCTGTACCCACACCGGTTGCGGAACGCCCGGCTCCAGCGCCTGAATGGTCATGTGCTGGTCGTTGCGTGCCTGACCGGCTGCCACCAGCGTGCCGACGGTGCCGCGCTTGGCGCTGTAGACGTGACCGAACAGTTGCTTGGCCCACGACCAGCGACCGGTGCTGTCGTCCATCACCGCTTGCCAGGTGTTGAGGGTGGCCAGGTCGGACCATGGCAGTGCGATGAATTCGAACGGCTCATCGCCCAGTGCTGCAACGGCAGCCACTTGATCCGGTACACCGACGCCGCCGGTCATGGCGGTGATGGCGGTGGTCAGGCCGGCCGGGGTTTCTTCGCCGTTGCTCTTGCCCAGGCGATTGAATTGCAGGCTGATGTCGTTGCCGCTCTCGCCGGTCCATTTGGCGTTCAGAGTGACCACGCCTTCGGCCGCTGCTGCGCTCACCGGCAGATCGGCGGTGGCGTTGATTTTCTGGGCCAGAGCAGTCGCAGCCTGTGCAGCCGTGGCACCGTTGACCACGGTGGCCTGGACGCGGACGCCGCCGACATACAGGTTGAGCACACCCGCCTGAGTCGCGGTACCGGTCAGGGTCAGCACGCCTTTGGCGATGGCGCCGGTGGCGTTGTGCAGCGGCAGGCACCAGATCTCACCGATCGGGTCGGCCTTGCGGAAGGTCTCGTACATCGACGCCAGCATCGAGCCCTGGCCGCCAATGCTCTTGGCCAGCGCCACGCTGGAGACCAGCACCAGTTTGCCGACTTCGCTCGGAGCGATGTTGTCGTTGACCTGCGCCACGATCAGGCGACGCATGGACGAGGACGCGCTATTGGCGGCCGAGTTGTCCATTTCGGCATAGAACAGCGGTACACGAATGTCCGCAGGGATGTTGCTGAATCCGATCGCCATTATTTGGCTCCCTTTTGTTTGGCTGTTGCGGTTTTGAGGGTGATATCGCCGTCGGCCAGACGCCGGCGCCACCAGGCGCTGTCCAGCACTTCACGGCCTTCCAGTGGCAGCAGGTCGCCGGCTTCCGGGTCCGGCACGGCACGGCCGGCGGCCGGCACTACGGTGATGCGGTTGCTCATGGGGTTACGTCTCCAGAGAAAGTCAGTTCCACGCGCCCGTCAGGGCCCGGGTGTTTCAGGTTGGGGTCGGCCGGGTCGATCGCGTCGACCCGCACGGTGGCCCCGGTAAAGGACGACAAACCGTCCAGTTCGCGTTCGTGCCAACTCTCCGCAGGCTGACTTGGCAGATTGCGGCCCAGCTGGAACTCGGCAAAAAAGCGCAGCCGGTAGAACGCGCGGCTGCTGTTGATCGAGACCGTTTCGCCGCCGTCATAAACGATGGCGCTGTAGTCGGAAGCGGGCTTGAAACCCACCAGCGCACGCCACAGTTCGGCGCGCAGGTCGTGCAACAGATCCAGCGCTTTTGTGGCGTCCGTGGCATCCAGTGCCAGGATGATTTCGAAGCGGTCGCGGATCGGTTGGCTGGGAGAGTTCTGTGCGGTGCTGGCGCTGGCCATGTCGGCCAGCGGTAAAACATGGGCCGAGGGCATCGGCAGATTCGGGTTGCCTTGCAGAAGCGCCAGGTCGACACCTGTCGCGATATGGCCGGCAAGGCTTGGGCATTGCGCACGCAGCTGCGTGAGGATCGGGGAGATCTTCATGGGGAGCGTTCCAGGATGTGGGAGTGGCCACAGTGATGCGTGTGGCGGTGAGACCGGGGAATCAGTCCTTGGCTTTTGCCTCGGGATCCCGGCCGTTGGCTTCGATCAGGCAGCGATAGCTTTCTTCGCGCTTGCCACTGGCGGTGACTTTTTCAATCGACCAGCGACCGCGCATGAAATCCGGCCAGGTATCGTCGAGCACCAGCAGACCTTCGGCCGCCAGCAACGGATCGCCCGGACAGGTGACCTTCAGCTTGTATTTCTCGCGCAGCATCTTGCGCACTTCGGCCTCGCCGATGGCTTTGGCTTCTTCTTCGCTGGCCAGTCTCTGGCGGATGACCTTGTAGGGTTCGGAACCGGTGACCACTTCGCGCAGTTTGCCGAGCGCACTGTCCCAAAAGGAGGTTTTGCAACCCTGATTCTGGGTACGGGCGGTCTCTTCCAGCGTGGCGCTGATGAATGCGTGATCGCCCGGCCGATTGTTGTGGGTGACCGACAGCATGACGTTGGGTATCACCTGGCCCGACAGGTTTTTGAGCTGCGCCGGTTTCGCCAGTACGTAAAGGTCGTTGAACGGTTTGGCCACCGCGTCGTACTTTTTCGCCAGGCGTGTGATGAAGCTCATGTCGGTTTCGTTCGACTGGTCGACATGGGCGATCCTGATCAGCGCCAGTTCGGGATCCACGCGCGGCGAGAATCCGTGTCTCGAGACCAGCTCGCGAAACAGTCCGCCAAGGGTTGTAGGGCCATGACTGGCCGTGCGCCGTTCCTTGAATCCGGAGTCGTCCTTGCCGCTGAAAGGCGCGGCGGTCGCGACCAGCGTCAGGCGCAGCGGGAACAGCGTCGGCGTCAGTCGAGTGACCTTGAACTGGCCTTTTTCCACCAGCCCGGTCTCCAGATAGCCCACCCGCAGGCCGATGGTTCCGCCCAGGGTCGGCAAGCCTTCAAGGCCTTCCAGATCGAGCACCAGCGTCAGTTGATCGGACTCCATCCCGGCGGCATCGATGTGTTCCCAACTGATCAGACGCTGGTTGAGCAGATCCTTGTTGGCCCCGTAGATTTCAATCGCCGGCGTAAATCCCTGTGCCATACAGCCTCCTTAATCCCAGGCAAGGACCGGTTTGATCACGGCTGGTTTCGAGTCGAGTTCCGGCAGCGTCACCCAGACACCTGCCGGCAGGATCGGGCCGTGCTCGGCCAGGGTCGGGTTGAGTGTCCACAGGGCTTCTTCGGCGCTGTCATCGCTGCGACCGGTTTCGCGGTACAGCAACAGATTCACCGAGTCACCGGCCACGCTTCGTACCTTACGCATTGTTGAACTCCGCCAGTTCGATAACCCAGTCGACCACCATCGCCGTGCCGTCATCGATGACGCAGCTTTGGGTTTCCTGAACATTGTTGATTCGCCAGAGACCCCAGTTGCGGCCGATGCCATCGATCAGCGGCAGGGGGACTCGAAGCGATTGCAGGGCCCGCAGCTCATCGAGCCGATCCATGGCCACCGCGTACATCGACTTGCCGGTGATGTTCAGGGTTTCCGGTTTCTGTCCGATCTGACTGGACTTGGGTTTGCTGGTGAGAATCGGCAGTTCCGTCCAGCCGCCATCGGATTTGCGCAGCAATGTGCTGTAGGCAAAGCCGCGGGACAGGCCGAAGATGAAACTGCCCAGTGCCATTTGTTGTTTCATGTGGCGACTCCATCGGTCAGGGCTGCGTCACGTCGTGTGGCGAGGGGGTTGGTCGGCATGATCTGGCCCAATTGACTCATCGTTGTCTGCACCACCAGATTGGCCAGTGCCTGGGCGCTGCCCTGATCCTGACCATTGATGTTAATGGTGGAGTTGAACGTGACAGGCTGGCTGGCAGTTGCGGTGGCAGGTGTCGCGGGAATCGTGAAGGTCGCCGAGGTCGCGATCAGATCTTTACTGACCTGTGCAGGAGAGCCAAGACGATCGACTTGTGTCCCGAGCTTGTCGCCCAGGGACTCACCGATGGCTCCCCCCGCCATGCTTCCGAGCCACCCGCCGACCATGGTGCCCAAACCCGGCAGAATCAACGTGCCCAGTGCAGCACCGACAGCGGCTCCGGCAGACGACCCGGCTAACGATGCACCGGACGACACGACGGAACGCGTATCGCCCTTCATGACGCCGGTCACCATTTCATACCCGGCGCTGAGCAATCGCAGCGGCGGCGCTCGCTTGGCGAGCAACTTGCCTGCCCTAGCGTAAGCACCGGACAGCGGAGCGGCCGGTGCAGCACTGACGGCCGACGAGCCGGAAAATGCCGTCATGCTTCCCGGCCAGGGTGAGCCGGACATGGAAGGCAGAACGGGCCGTGCCAGCACCGCTGGTGGTGCGCTGGTCCGTGGTGGCCAAGGCGTCACCCTGCGTAGACTTCGCACGCTTCGGCCGGTGGGCTCACGTCCGGCTCGCCGCCGGATGCCTGGCCAGCGTGGCTCGAGTGTGTTAGCCGTCCCGCTCCCGCTGCCCAACGGTTTGCAGCAGCAGTCATGATCCGCGCCATTCCTGGCAGACTTGTCCTTTGCTTTGGGGTCTTCAAGATCGGCAATCAAACCGCCAAGACCGAACGGCAATTTTGAAGCGACGCCCTTGAGCAGTTTGTCGGTGAAATTGCCGAACGCCTTGCCCATCACCGCCACCACGATGGCCGACAGTCCAGCGCCCGCAACGGCCAGCGCCGTCGAGGTTTTTGGATAGGCTTCGGCCATATCGGCCACGCCATTGGTCATATTCGTCAGCGAGTCCAACGTGCCGGTCGCATCCGGCGCCAACGCCGTGATCAGACGATTGAGACTGGCATCGAACGCGTTCCAGCTTCGCTGCGGGTCTTTGCCCGCAGGCTCGGCGCTGCGTTCAATCGCGCCGCTGTAAGCCGGTGTCAGTGGATCATTGGGCTTGAGCAATGAAAGCGGCGTCTGTGCCTCGCCGGGTTTGCCCATCCATTGACCCACGCCTCCCTCACCCGCAAATGACGATGCCAGTCTGCTCTGGGCCGCTTGCGAGGACACCAGCGTCGACGTTCCTTCCAGTTTGGCCGGCGCGACCAGCGAAAACGCTTTTTGCAGGTCTTCGGGTTTCGCCAGCAGTTTGCGTACACCATCGTCGCCACTGAAAAGTGTCTTGATCAGCGCCGTTTGCTGCTCTGCCGGTTGTTGCTTCAATGCCGCCAACGCTTTGACAAGGCTGTCCGGTACGTTTTCGGTCAACTTGCCGGGATCAAGCCCCAACGCCTTCCACGCCGACTGCTCGGCCGCCGAGCCTTGGGTGCCTTTGGCCAGGGCTGCGCTGATGCTTTTCACCGCCGCCCCGGCACCGGCCTTGTCGACATCAGCGTTGAACAATGCGGCGGACAACGCCGCCAACTGCTCGGGAAGGATGCCGGCCGCAACGCCCGACTCGCCGGATTGCTGCACGACCGAACCGATGTCGGCAGCCGTCGCATTCAGTCCGCTGTTGCCCAGATGCTGAGTCGCATCGGCCAACAGTTGACCTTGAGTGCGATCCAGTTTCATCGAGATTTGCCAGGCCGACAGCATTTCACCGGCCGACTTCAGGCTGATGCCGAACGCCGACGCATTGACCGCCGCATCCCGGGCAAAGTCCAGCAGCACTTGCTCCTTGTCGGCGCCCTTGAGACCAGCGCCAATCCCGGATCTGCCAGCCGCGACTTCGACCTGCACCAGATCCACGACCGTCGCCCCACTGCCGGCAACCCGTTTATCGGTGGCCAGTTTGAGGTTGGCTTTCGACAGCGTGTCGAGGTCGCCACTCAGGCCTTGAACCTGCCTGAGCTGGGCCATGGCGGCTTTCAGGGCCATGTCCGATTGCAGGTAGGCCGGAGGCGAGCGCTGTTCAATCTCAGCCTTGAGCTTAGACTTGCTCTCGCCGCCTGCCGCCGGTGCGGCAGTTACAACCGGCACCTTGAACGATGCCAGAGCTGTGTTCAGCCCCAGGACAACGGCGCCGAGCTTGATCTGTTCACGCACCAGACTGCGGATGTCGACACTGGCCGTGAGCAGCGCCTCTTTCAGTTCGGACAGTGGTTTGATCAGGCTGTCCGTGGCCGATCCCGCTGCCGACAAACCGGAACCCGCGCCTGCGGTTTGCGCGGCGTACATCAGCGAAAACGATGTGTCTGCCATGCCGCTCTACTCCTTTTTCACGCCAAGGCGAGTGATCGCTATGTCGTAGCGGCGCAACGCCTTTTCGGCGTCCCACTCCAGAATTTCCGCCTCACTTACCGGGTAAATGAGCGGCACGATATCGAGGATTACTTCGATGTCGCGTTCTGAAAGAAGGCCGCCGGCTGGTTTAAAAAATCGTCGATGCGCACCTGCAATTGCGTCCAGTCCGGGACGGTCATCAGAGCCAGATCGGGGATCATCAGACCGGTGCAATGGGCGGTGATGAACTCGGCGCGTTCCTTGGCCGTTTTCAGTTTCTTCATCACTTTGGTGGCCCGCAGCGCCGGCATTTCCAGGCTCAGCGAAGTCACGGTGCGGCCGGTGACGGCAAGCGGTTGCAGCAGTTGCACCTGATCGGGGTCGTCGGACTTTTCCGCGTCTTCGACCTGATCGAGAAAGTACGACGCCGGACGGGTCGACATCTCGTGCACGTATTGCGCGATGGTCACGTAGTCCGGACGTTTGAGCTGGTCGAGTTCCTTGACCGACAAGCCGGTGGCCAGCAGCGCCAGTTCGAAGAACTGATCGTCTTCATCGTCGCCAGCGCGTTCCAGCGCTTCTTTCTGGGCGGCGTAGAACAGCGGTTTGAGCTGGATCGATTCGATCTGCGAGCCGTCGTCACCGGTGATCGGCGACAACAGGACATGCTTGGGTGGCATCCACGACATGAAAGGAATTCCTTGGGTGTTCTTGAAGATTCCTGTGGGCATGAACGCCCACAGGTTTTGTGCCTGATCTGCCGAAAGGCTTACGGCATCAGCACCGCACGACGGGCATCACCAAGGATGTCGACGCCGTTGAGCACGAACTTCTGGGTGCGCACGTCGATGTCGATCACCGGAATGCCGTTTTCCAGGCGGTTGTAGGTGCGGCAGGAGAACTCAAGAGTCGTCAGGGCTTTGCCACCCATTTTGATTGCTTCCTCACCCATGGTTTTGAGCTTGCCGCCGATGGTGTGATAGGTGAACCAGGTGTTGCCGTCCTGATCCTGACCGGCTTCGCGCACGTTCAGCAGAATGTCGTCGCCCAGTTTCACGCCCATCGCCAGCAGCACTTCAGCGCCGGTGCCTTGCAGCTTGAGCGTGGCATTCAGTGCCTTGGCGCTCTTGGCCATTTCCTCAACGATGAAGCGCCCGCCCGTCATGCTTTCCATGTCGAAGTCGATCTTCGGCGGAGTGAATTCCTCCACGGTCGCCGACAGCGGCAGGCCTTGCAGGGTGGCCGCGATGGCCTGTCTTACGCGGTTGGTAAACATTAGAGAACGTCCTCCAGGAACTGCTCGATGATTTCATCGCGGGCGTTGAGTTGATAAACCATGTGTTCGTTCGGCGCGTAGCGGCCGTAGTCGATGACCACGTACCAGGTGCCGTTCTTGTACTTCTCGACGCTGTTGAGTTCCGGGTGCAGATATACGCTGCCGCCGGGAATGGTTTCGTCGGCGACCAGGGTTTGCAGCCAGTCGTTGATGCGTTTGACTTCCTGATCCATGAACGACTTGGTCAGGTTCTTCGCCATGGCTTTCTGGCCGGCCTTCACCAGCTTGCGGCTGATGGCGTCTTCAAGACCGACGTAGCTGATGAACTTGCCGGTGATCGAACGGTTGCCCAGCAGCGAGAAGCCGCCAAGGATGGTGCGGGCGTAATAGCTGACGCCGTAGCGGTTAAGCAGATCGCCTTCGGTGGAGGTGTCGAGGATGTTGTACTCAACGACCCGGGACACGTCTTCGGCGTAGGTCACCTGGTTGCCCGGGCTTTCCCATTGCTTGACCTTGGCCAGCGCGGCAATCGCCAGGCTCGATGGCGCGAGGAACACGTTTTTCTTCGCCGCTTTCGAGTACACGGCCGGCATGTTGTGCACCACCAGGCAACGATCAAAACCCAGATCCGCACCGCCCAGCTCCTGGCTGTACAGCACTTGGTCGGCAACCGAGACGTCCTTGCCGTCCAGCACCACACGGGCCTTGATGCGCTTGCCGAACGAGGCGAACTCGCTGGCCACAGCCTTGGTGCCGGTGAAGCCCGGCGCGCCGATGATGGTCAGGTCTTCCGGGACACTGCCCAGTGCGGCCAGACCGAGTTTGCGACCGGTGGTTGGATCAACGCCGCCGATCACCGCGTTGACGGTATCGGCCGGGGTTGCGCCCGCTTCGACGATCACCACGTACACCGGCACCTTGACCACTTTGAGGATCTGGTAAACCGCATGGTACAGGGTGCCCTCTTCCGAGCCGGTCGGATCGAGCAGCGCGTGGGTAGTGAAGCTGTTGATGCGAAACGGTGCGTTGCGCGGAATCAGCGGATCGGCTTTCGGCGCGGTGCCGACCAGACCGATGACGTTGTCACCCAGGCCACCCATGGCCTCGGGGGACTCGGTGGCATTGACGGTAATGCCGTTGTGCTCGAAGTTCAGAACCTCAGCCATAGTCAGTCAGCCTTCTTGGCAGCGGCCTTCACGGCCTTGGTGGTAGGTGTTTTCAGCTCCAGTCGACCGGCGCTGTGCAATGCGCTGGCTTCGACGTCGAGCAGATCGAGTTCCTGGCCGACGCTCGACCAGTGCCCACCGCCGGTGGGGAATGGAACGAGCACGGTGTAGGTTTGGCGGGTTGCCATTTTTCGTTTCTCCATAAACGGGAAAGCCCCTCAAAGGGAGGGGCTTGGCGGGTGTTTAACCGGTAAGAAAACGCCCCGACGGTGCGGGGCGCCAATTGAAATTCAAAGGAACGTTATGGCGTCGGGCTTGAATCCGGCCAGCCTTGCAGAACCATTTCCTCTGTGCACTCTCCAGCTTCAACGGCTGACAACAGGGCTCGCTCGCGATCAAAACAATCTTGAACATGGGTGCGAACCAATGTCGCCAGTGCAATGAGCTTCGCAGCCTCCAATTCGACAAATCCCTGAGCAAACTTCCAGGCGCACTTGTAGGCCGGGTCGAGTAACGCCGCTATGACTGCACTGGCAATTAACGCTTGGCCGTCTCGTGTGGTATCGGCTGTATAGCCTTCAAAAAGCACACCAGAACTTTCGCGACGAAAACGCTCAGCGGCTATCCGCTGTGCAAAATCAACTTTGACCTCAGCAGAAACCCGGGTAAGGACTCCGTCGATCAGGCACCAACGTCCAGTCGTGTCGGTCGCGGACTGAATCCAGAGTTCTTCACTGATGCGCAACGCCCCTTCAGGAATGTCGCAAACGCCCTGAATCAGGCGTTCCTTGATATGCCCGGACGCATCGAATGTCATGTATTTGTTAGTCATGTTTTCCCCTTAGCAACCGACTGCCAGCCATCGAGTAGAAGTACCGGAAGAAGACCGAACCGTAAAACCAGCCTTGTTCAGAGCCCCCATCGCAACGAATCCGACTGACCCGGAACCGGGGGTATAGTCACTGAGCGCGACGGCTGATAGCGCCGTAGAGGGAAACGTGAGAGGAAAAGCGATTGTTTGGTCAGTCGTACTGGAGACGATGGTGTACACCCCCCACTGAATAATGAATCCACCCAGCCAGGACGGAAAAACGCAGTAACCGATGCCGCTTTTCTGAAACTGAAAGCCCCACGTCAATTTTTTCGGCGTGACAATGACGCTGTCATCGGCACCGGCATTGGTTTGCGCCTGGGTGGCAACTTTTGCTGTGCCTTGATTGGTTTCAGAAGCTTGCTGTGCGAGCACGGCAAGCGCTGCGATATCAATATTTCCCTGATTGATCGGCGCGTTCCAGGCTTTGATGCACCACATGACCGCCAGGTTGCGTGGACGCGTTTCAGTGCCACCTTTTTCCGCTGCCGGACCGTGAATACTTGAGGTGAGCGTTGCCCCCAGTACCCCGGCTCCCGCTGGCTTGGAGATCGGCGCCAAGTTGGTAAAGCTACCTACCAGATTGCCAGCAATGGGATTAAGCACTCCTCCGGCATCGGCAGTCAGAACCGTGTGGTAGTGATCGACCATCGACTGGCCTTGATTCGTACCTATCCCACGTCCTGCATCCACACCGCGCCCATGATCCCAGCCTCGCAGGAACTCACCGCGAGACTCCGGCAACCGGAAGTTGCCTGCACCCTCATCACCTTTGTTGTAAGTGGTGCCGAGATATGCCGCCAAATCCGGATAAGTCGAAGTGTTCTGCACACTGCCATTCAGCTCAAGAAAGCCAGGAGGCACTATCCCCGTCGGGAACGCCATGACGGCACCTACCGGAACGGCAGATCCGAGCCGCGAGACTTCCTTGACCAGTGCCGCTACGTCGATGTTTCCCTGATTGACCGGGGCGTTCCAGGCCTTGATGCACCACATGACGGCGATGTTGCGGGGGCGGGTTTCTGTAGCGGCGCCGAAGTTATAGGTTCTTACACGACCGATACTCAGCTCAGCATTGTCACCTTCCGTACGCAATACCCAGTCAGCAGCCGTATCCTTCAACACTACTGTCGGAATCTCTCCATTCGGGTCAACGGCCTGTCCACCTCCCGAGCCTGTCGGAATTAAATGGTAGTGAGCCTTCAGACTATCCGTCTGAGAACTTCCTTGAGCACGTCCGCCATCTACCCCACGCCCATGATCCCAACCGCGCAAAAACTCCCCACGTGCCTCAGGCAACCGGAAATTCCCGACACCCTCATCCCCCTTGTTGAACTTGCCGCCCAGATAGGCGCTCAAGTCCGGGTAGGTCGCGCTGCTCTTGACGCTGTTGTCCAGCTCCAGAAAGCCCGGAGGTGGCGAGTCAACCGGGAACGCGACAATCGACCCCACCGGCAACGCCGATGCCTTGGCAATCAGCGCCTCGACTTCAGCCTTGGTGTACGAATCCTTGATGCCAAAACCGGCCAGCGTGTCAGGATTCGAGCCGGCCGTCGCGCGGCCGTATTCGTCGACGCTCAGACTTTTGTAGGTGCCGGCGGCAATCCCGGTGCGCCCTGCCAGCATCTTGAATGTCAGCGCGGTTGTGCCAAGAGTAATCGGCGCATTGGTGGTCAGGTGCCACAGCGAATCGCCGTTGAGCGTACCCTCCTCCACCATCACCGTCAGGCCCGGTGTGACCTTGGCGCTGACGTTGGCATCGTTGGCCCGAATCCAGTCACCGTTGGCGACGATCCACAGGCCGTTGTCCTTGGCCAGGGTCTGGTTCGGCAGCAGCACGCGGTCGCCGGCAATCACCGCCACGCCGTCGATCTGCTGCGCACCGTTCAACACGACGTTGGCGTTGGCGGCGACACGTACCGATTGCTTGCCGTCGAGTTTGCCGAGTTCTTCGGCGAGGTAGCTCATGACCCACGCACGAGTGGCCTTGACCACGGTGTCGTCGATCAGCAGCGTCACCAGCGAGGCATTGCTGGTCTCGAAAATCGAGCGGATATAAAACTCTTTGCCCGAGCCGGACGTTGCCAGAACCGGTTTGAACGATTCCGGGTATTTGACGATGGCGTAGAGAATCCCGGTGTCGGTCCACAGACCGGCTTCACGCACGTACCAGCCGCCGACGTCCGGCGGGATGGTGACTTCGGCGAGCAGCCAGCTCGGATTTTTCTCGTCCTGGAACAGCGCATTGAGCGGTCCGCGCCAGACTTCGCGTTTCAGCGCGGTAGCCGTCGCGGCCGGGTTGTAGACCGCGCCGCCGCCATCGCCGACGGAAATCTGCGTCAGCTTGATCGGTACGCCCGCTGCCTTGCAGGCGGTTTCGTAGGCAATCCCTGCGTTGGTGAGCAGGGTGTAATAGTCAGCCATTCAGGCCCCCTGAGGATAAATAGTGGATGTTTCGACGGTGTACAGCGCCGCCGCCTTGAAGGCCTCGCCGGATGTCTCGAGCCCTTCGATGAACACCGGATAGACCGTGGTCAACTCACCGCAGAAGGTCGCGGCGCCGATGACGTGATTGCCGAAGGCGCTAAGCCCTACCGACACCGACAGCACGTCCCGCTCGCTCTTGGCATCAGCCAGGCGCCGGTCGAGACGGGCGTCGATTTCTTCGCTGTAGGGTTGTTCGCTGAAGGCCCGCACGGAAAAGCTGTAAGGCTCGCCGGGCGGGGTCTGTTCGTACCAGGCGCGGATTTCCGGCCGGAGCTGCAAACCCTTGGCAGCGTTTTCCAGCGCCTTGCGAGTGCCGGCCTGGCGCGCGGTGGGCCAGGCCAGTTCGACGGTCAGGCGTTTTTCCGCTTCCGGTGCGTCGGTGCTCCATTCGGCCACCCCGCGATCCGCTGCGAGATACGGCAGGAAGGCGACCGGCGTCGAACTCGGGTTCATCAGTTCGGGAAACGGCGGCGCGATGCGGTCAAGCAATGCGCCGAAGCCGATGTCGAGTGCCCGTTCCAGCGCAGAGCTGTTGTCTGGCAGCAGAGTCGGACGCGGTGTCTGATCGGTCATAGTGTCTGCACCTCGACTTCGACCACCGTGCAGTACGGCGCTTGAAATGCGCTGCAGACGATCGGCGCCAGCGGTTCAAGAATCTGCAATTGCACGGCGCCGGCGCTGTGCAGCGTGTAGTCGATCCAGCTCGGATCGACCCGGCCTTCCAGGCGATGGCAACTGTCGGCGTAGGCCTGCAAATGCTGCTGCGCGGCGACCTTGGTCAGGCCCGAATCCGGGCCGGAATTGATCTTGGCCACGACGCGGATTTTGTAGCGCTGAATCTCTGCGCCTTTGACTGTGACCTTGTCCGTCTCCGGACAAACATCGGGCCGGGCAAAGTGTTGGCGTACACCTTCGAGCAGCGTCGGGGACGGTGAACCGTCGCCCTCGCGGGCAAGCACGGTGACTTGCACTTCACCCGGTGCGGTGCGACGACCGTTACCGTCCTTGACCTGTGCGGCAAGACCGTCCGGGTCAAAGGTGTAGGTGACGTTCACCACACCGGCCTCGGTGGATTCGACTTTCACCGTCGGCCTTTCACCGAGGGTGAAGACCTCGCGGCGATACTGCATCCGCGAACCCGCCGCCGGCGCATGGGGTGCCAGGTAATAGCGCAGCCGGGCGTCATCGTCGCTTTCGTAGATCGCCGGCACCGGCGGGAATGCTGCCGGGTCGCCCGGGTCGAGCAACTGCCGCTCCAGGCCCATGTCCGCTAGCCGCGCATCGAGGTTGCTGCCGGTGGCCCACCACGCCAGCATCTGCTTGATGCGGGCGTTGTATTTGCGTTCGTGGGTTTGCAGGCGAACGCAAAAGGCCTCCAGAGCCAGGGTCAGCAGTTCGCTTTCGTTTTCCAGGCTGGTCTTGAGTTTTTCCGCGCTCTGCGGCGAGCGCGCGCCGACGTACTCGACCACGAAGGTCTTGAACTCGGCGAGCAGATCCTCGAAGGCATCGACCTTGATCAAGGAGGGTTCGGCCAACTGATTCTGGCCGGGGATCAACATGCTCATGTCACGACCTCGAAAGTCTGTTGGCGGTTTTTCCAGGTGCCGGCGAAACGCAACAGCAATCCGGCGCCCTGACGGGTGGCGACAATCACGCCGGGCTGGAAATCGCCGATACCGTTTTGCGGGTTGTAGAACGCCTGGGCCGCGTGGCTCTGGGCGAGTAACAGGATGTCGTCGCCCAGGTTCTGCCCCAGCAGCGTGGGGATCAGCGAACCGTACAAGGGCCGTTTTTGCCGGGTGCCCAGCGGCGTGGTCAGGGCCCGGGTCGCGCGCTGCACGAATTGCAGCCAGTCGTCGACCGTGGCCCCGCTGTCTCTATCGATTCCGATCATGGGAAGCTCTTGATTCAGGGGCTGATGACGCGGCCCTGGTGATCCACCAACGGGCCGCTGAAGTGCACGCCCGAGGCGTCGATGGTCAGGCCGACCGCGCCCAGTTGCAGGCTGATCACTTGCGGGGTCATCGCCAGCCGTGCCGGACCGATGCTCAGCTCAAGCGACTCGCGAGAACCGTTGAAGGCGGCCGGCCCGTTTTGCCAATGCAGCGTGTGCGTGGCGTTGTCGTAGCCGCTTTCGCTGCCGTCCTGATGAACACGACGAGTCAACGTCGGCACCGTCGAGGTTGGTGGAAAACGGTCACTGTTCAGGCCGAACAACGCCACGCTTTGCGCACCGCTTTCACCACTGCCGTAGTTCAGCAGCAGGCACTGCTCGCCCACCGTCGGGATCCGCGACTCGCTCTGTGCTCCAGCGCTCGGGTTGAAAAATCGGATGGCCGGGGTGAGCAATCCACCGTGGCTGACCCGGCAGGTATTGCTCGCGGCGTCGACGTCCTGACAGATGCCGATGCGGCAATAACTCTCGGCACGCCGGTGCAGGTCTTCAATCTCCGCTTCCATTTCCGCCAGTCGCTCGATGATCGGGCCCAGTTGCATTCGCAGTAACGCGTCGAACATCGGTCAGGCCTCCAGCGTGGTGTACTGATCCGGATCGTCGATGTCGCTGACTTCCCAGGTGCGGGCGAATTTCGGTGTACCCAACGGATCGTCCAACAGGGTCGGGCCCAGGTAGAGCGTCTGGTTGAACGACAGCGTCCAGGCTTTGTTCGGCTGGTCGGCGCGGATGAGCAATGACGGCAAGCCATCGATGTTCATCGGCAGATCGCATTGATCGCCGGGCAAGCCCCAGCGGTTGTCGGTGACCCGGTTTTTCAGCGCCGCGATCAGGTCACAGGCGGCAAACGCCGTGGCGGACAGCGCCGGAATAACTTGCAGCGACAGCGTCAGCACATGAGCGATGCGCCCATTGGCGGCACGCTCTCCCGGTGCATTTCGCTCGATGTCGATCAGCACCCAGGCCTGCTCGCCCGGCGCATCAAAATCCCCGCGGCTGCCGACCTTGAGGTCGAGTCCGGCGGTGTTGCGCAGTGTCGTCGCGATGGCGGTGAACAGTTGCGACGGCTGCTGGATCGGTGTGGGCATAGATGACCTCCTTTTCATTCGTCCACGCGAAGCCCTGCCGCCGAAATGGCGGCATGGGGAAAATTGAAATTCAAGGCTGGTCGCGTGGCGGGACTTCGCAGACGCCAATGCGCTTGGCCGCCCAGCGCTCGTACAGACCGATGGCGACGTCGGCCCCGGCCATGGCCGTCAGGCAACCGAATGCGCCGGCAGCCCAGATCGACAGCCCGGCGGCATACAGCAGCATGATCGCCGAGACACCGCAGATCATGCAGGCGCCGGAACGCAAGGCCAGGCGCCGCAACAGTGACCAGCCGCGAGCGCCCTCCTTGTCGGCGCGCCACATTTCGCCGGACACCCCGCCGACCACGGCGAGGAGGATCACCAACCAGATCGGCATGTCCGCCAACGCTTGTTGCTCGTTTGTCATGTCACGCCTCCGGGAGTAATGGGTGAGTGTTGTGTGTAGGGTTCAAACGTTTTCTCTTGAGGCAGGCATTCCAAAAAGCCCGGCGCAAGGCCGGGATTTTCAGTAATGCGCACTCGTGGCTGAAACTAGAAGGGAGCTACCGGCCAGTTGATAGTGGCCGGATAGCCAGGCTGTTTTTTGACTTCGCTGACGGCAACGAAGTATTGCTTGTAAGCAAGTAACGCAGCTTCGTCCGCCGGCGTAGCGACGCCAAGATCCAGCTTGTATTGCAAAGGATTGAATGTCAGCCAGAGTGCAGCGACATCAAACCGCTCTTGCATGCGGGCAGCGTTGATTGCGAGATGCTCTTCGTGGGTCGGCTCGACGAAGAGCAAACCGTCTTCTTCCAGTTTAAAAAAAACCTTCCATCCCACGTGAGCCGTAGTATCTCCGGTGATGTCATACCACTCTGCGTCCGCTATCCCAACCGGAAGAGTCGTCGGCATGGGCTCATCCGATTCCAGAATCTGCAGCGCGACTTGATAACCGGACTTATAAACACGTCCTACCAAAACGTAACGATTCATTCGCTTTACCTCTGATGATTTCCAATACACGCTGCGCGTCCTTCTGCACACCTCTTGAATATCAGGCAGGCATTCCAAAAAGCCCGGCAACTCGCCGGGCTTTTCAGTAATGCGCTCCTTCGCCTTCCTTCTGTCCATTGTTCAAAGAAGGAAGCTGACTTTTCGGCGCTACTGGCGCGGTACGAGTCCATTCAAATTGTTTTTCCGACCGCGGTCCCTGCCCGCCGGATAACTGCTTCTGGTGCTTTACGCTGCACACCCGGGTCAGTTGCCAACCCTCTGAACCGTTGAGGCCGGTTCATCGCTGCCTGTTCTTGTGGAACTAAAGAGCTGTTGTTGCCAGCCGCTTTGTCGAGCGGCTTGGTGGCAAGAATATGCATGGATGCATATACAGTCAATGCGTAAATGCATTTATTTATGCACGAGAAATGCGCGGATGCATGGAAGCCCCGCCAATCAAGGGTTGCCCGGTTTTCTACAGGCGAAAAAAAACCCGCCGAGGCGGGTTTTGTCAGAGAGGAATCAGGTTATCGGGCGTACATGCCCCACCAGAAGACGTGACCGAGGATGACGATCTGCTCTTCCTGCATATCCTGGAAGCTGTAGTCCTCGTCCGGGTGTTCATCGCGATTGAAGCTGCGCAGACGGATACCGGTAGGCAGGCGATAGAGCTGCTTCACCCGCAATTGACCGTTGTGGTTGATCGCATAAAGGTCGCCATCGATGATGTCGCCGATCCCGCACTTGCCCGCGTTGACCCCGACCGTGGCACCGTCGCGCAGCACCGGCAACATGCTGTTGCCCCGTACCGTCACGCATTTGGCCTGATCGAACTGCACACCGTTATGGCGCAGGCTGCGCTTGCCGAAGCGCAGGCTCGAGCGCTCGCTCTCTTCGATGACGAATCTTCCTGATCCAGCAGCCAATTCAACCTCGCGAAGAAAGGGCACCGACACCTCGTCGTCATCGACGGGGGTGTCGTCGTCCCACAGGCTTATGTCCTTGAGTTCGGAATGCAACTCGTCGCGTCCGGCGTTGGCGGCGGGCGCAACGTCCGCGCGCCCGCGCAACTGATCGGTGCTCACGGCAAAGTACTCGGCGATCTTCGAGATGTGTTTATCCGAAGGATCGACGATCTTCCCGCTGAGAATTCGCGAGAGCGTGGATTGAGGCACGCCGGTGCGACGGTGGAGCTCCGTGGGGGAGATCCCGTGCTGGTCGAGCAGTGCTCTTAAGACGGTAGATACGTTGCGTTTTTGCATAACGCGCATAGTGCTTGAAGTTTTTCGCGAAGACAAATGCTGATTTGCATAAATCGTGCATAGTCGACGTTTTTGCACCAGATAGATGTCACCCGGCCGCGATGCCTGCGTCCGACAGACCGCCCATGGTAACCTTGCGCCCATCGCGGAAAAGCCCGGCGACTGCCCCGCTTTTGCCCCACACCTTCCAACGAGTTGCCTGACAATCCGATGAATAAAGCCGTCTCCGACCTGTCCTCCCACACCCCGATGATGCAGCAGTACTGGCGCCTGAAGAATCAGCACCCGGACCAGCTGATGTTCTACCGCATGGGCGACTTCTACGAGATCTTCTACGAAGACGCGAAGAAGGCGGCTAAGTTGCTGGACATCACCCTGACCGCGCGCGGGCAGTCGGCGGGTCAGGCGATTCCGATGTGCGGGATTCCGTATCACGCGGCGGAAGGTTATCTGGCGAAGCTGGTCAAGCTCGGCGAGTCGGTGGTGATCTGCGAGCAGGTCGGCGACCCGGCCACCAGCAAAGGCCCGGTGGAACGTCAGGTGGTGCGGATCATCACCCCCGGTACGGTCAGCGACGAAGCGTTGCTGGATGAGCGCCGCGACAACCTGATCGCGGCGGTGCTGGGCGACGAGCGCCTGTTCGGTCTGGCGGTGCTGGACATCACCAGCGGCAACTTCACCGTGCTGGAGATCAAGGGCTGGGAAAACCTGTTGGCGGAGCTGGAGCGGGTCAACCCGGTCGAGTTGCTGATCCCGGATGACTGGCCGAAGGATCTGCCGGCGGAAAAACGCCGTGGCGTACGTCGTCGTGCACCGTGGGATTTCGAACGTGATTCGGCGCTGAAAAGTCTCTGCCAGCAATTCTCCACCCAAGACCTCAAAGGTTTTGGCTGCGAAACCCTGACCCTGGCCATCGGCGCCGCCGGTTGCTTGCTGGCGTACGCCAAGGAAACCCAGCGCACCGCCCTGCCCCATTTGCGCAGCCTGCGCCATGAACGGCTGGACGACACCGTGGTGCTGGACGGCGCCAGCCGCCGTAACCTCGAACTTGACACTAACCTGGCCGGTGGCCGCGACAACACCCTGCAATCGGTGGTCGACCGTTGCCAGACCGCGATGGGCAGCCGCTTGCTGACCCGATGGCTCAACCGTCCGCTGCGCGATCTGACCGTGCTGCTGGCTCGCCAGACCTCGATCACTTGCCTGCTCGACCGCTATCGCTTTGAAAACCTGCAACCGCAGCTCAAGGAAATCGGCGACATCGAGCGTATCCTGGCGCGGATCGGCCTGCGCAATGCCCGCCCTCGCGACCTCGCTCGCCTGCGCGACGCGCTCGGTGCGCTGCCTGAACTGCAAGTGGCGATGACCGATCTCGAGGCGCCGCACCTGCAACGTCTGGCGACCACCACCAGCACTTATCCGGAACTGGCGGCGCTGCTGGAAAAAGCCATCATCGACAACCCGCCGGCGGTGATCCGTGACGGCGGCGTGCTGAAAACCGGTTACGACAGCGAGCTCGACGAGCTGCAATCGCTGAGCGAGAACGCCGGCCAGTTCCTGATCGATCTGGAAGCCCGGGAAAAGGCCCGTACCGGCCTCGCCAACCTGAAAGTCGGCTACAACCGCATTCACGGCTACTTCATCGAGTTGCCGAGCAAGCAGGCTGAATCAGCGCCGGCAGACTACATCCGTCGTCAGACCCTCAAGGGTGCCGAGCGCTTCATCACCCCGGAACTGAAAGAGTTCGAAGACAAGGCGTTGTCGGCCAAGAGCCGCGCCCTGGCTCGCGAGAAAATGCTTTATGAAGCGCTGCTGGAAGATTTGATCAGCCAGCTGCCGCCGCTGCAGGACACCGCAGGTGCCCTGGCCGAGCTGGACGTGCTGAGCAACCTCGCCGAACGTGCGCTGAATCTCGACCTGAATTGCCCGACGTTCGTCAGCGAACCGTGCATGCGCATCTCCCAGGGCCGTCATCCGGTGGTCGAGCAAGTGCTGACAACGCCGTTCGTGGCCAACGACCTGAGCCTGGACGACAACACCCGCATGCTGGTGATCACCGGTCCGAACATGGGCGGTAAATCCACCTATATGCGCCAGACTGCACTGATCGTGCTGCTGGCACACATCGGCAGCTTCGTGCCGGCAGCCAGTTGTGAACTGTCGCTGGTGGACCGGATCTTCACCCGGATCGGTTCCAGCGACGACCTCGCCGGCGGACGCTCGACCTTCATGGTGGAAATGAGCGAAACCGCGAACATCCTGCACAATGCCACCGAGCGCAGTCTGGTGCTGATGGACGAAGTCGGGCGCGGCACCAGCACCTTTGATGGTCTGTCCCTGGCGTGGGCGGCGGCGGAGCGTTTGGCGCAGCTGCGGGCCTATACTCTGTTTGCGACGCACTATTTCGAATTGACCGTGTTGCCGGAAGCCGAACCGCTGGTGGCCAACGTGCACCTCAACGCCACCGAGCACAATGAGCGCATCGTATTCCTGCACCATGTGTTGCCGGGGCCGGCAAGCCAGAGTTATGGCCTTGCGGTTGCGCAGCTGGCCGGTGTGCCAAGCGAAGTGATCGTGCGTGCTCGTGAACACTTGAGCCGCCTGGAAGATACCGCGCTGCCACATGAGGCGCCGAAGCCGGCCGCCAAGGGCAAACCGGCAGCGCCGCAACAGAGCGACATGTTTGCCAGCCTTCCGCATCCGGTGCTGGATGAGTTGGCCAAACTGGATCTGGATGACGTTACACCGCGTCGTGCGCTCGAAATGTTATATGCACTTAAGAACCGGATCTAA